CCTGGTTATCGAAGAAAGCCCTGCAAAGCTTGTCGAAAAGCTCCGGCGAGTCCGGGTATCGCTTGTCGATCGTGTCCCAGCGCACGCCGGAATTTTGCAGCGGCGCCTTGTCCATGTTGAGTCCGTATGGGAAATCGCAATGGATGAGGTTGAAACGCATTCCGATATAGTTGGGCGCCCACTCGAGGAAGTCCTGGGCTACGGCACGGAAGGGGCGGGGTGCCGACATAGGGCGGGGCGCGGCAGGGAAGGGCGTGGGCGGCGCCGTGGTGCCGGGGGGTGCTACGGGTGCGGGCGGCGCGGGAAGCCCTAGGGCGGCGGCTACGGCGGCTATCGGGGGCGGTGCAGTAGGAGTCTCTCCCGCTCGCAACATTTCAAAAGCCGCAGAAGTTTTCCGCTGCACAACCGTCTGATACATCTGATACGCAGAAGACCAAGAAGGTGCTTTTGCAAGATCAGAATTTACAAGTAGCGCTTCCGCAACGGTAATCATCCGGCTGACCGTCTGGCCGGGAAGACCAAGAGCCTTACCTACGGCTTCGTTCGGGGCTTTCAGCGTCTGCGCGTATTTCGCAACCGCGGCGACTTCTTCTTGCCACTCCAGCTGCTTCCGCCGAATGTTTTCTTCAAGCTCGATAAGGACTAGCTCGGAGTCGGAAAGATCCGACTTGAAAACTGCGTCGATAGAAGGCCAGCCAAGCTTCTTTGCGGCGGTAAGGCGGCGTTCACCTGCGATAAGGGTGAAGCGGCCTTCAGCTTCTGCAACGACAATCGGCGTGATCTGCCCGATCGAAGACGCAAGGCTATTCGCAAGGGAGTTGATATCGCCAAGGTCTTTCCGCTGGCGCTCGGGTGGAACGTCGATCAGCTCGATAGAGATTAGCACCAGGAAAACCTTATTGTTGCTAGGGGTTGGGCCTTTTTATGGCGTGCCCAGGCCAGCGCGCAAGCGCGGTTTATTCAGCCGGGAACGTCTCACGCAGCGAAGCGTAGAGATTGTTGTTGCCCGGCTGGTTGCTTGCCTCATGCGTCACGGTGCCGCGGAAGAGCTTTCCGGTGGCGGTGCCGATGAGGTCAGCCAGCGAAGCGCCGTCCGCACCCTGGCGCAGATGATCCACGAGGAACGTCTGGAACCGGAAAGCGGTCTTCGGCGTCAGCGCGAAACGCAGCGGCATACGGATCGGAAACTCAATCCCGGTGAGGTCCGCATCCACGCTGATCGGCGACTCAGCCTGGCACTGGAAGACAACCATTTGGTTGCCAGTGGAGGACATGAGCGGGGTGCCGTCGGGCTTCTTCGTCTGGCCTTCCAGCACGCGAAAGAGATACTGCCCAGGAGGCAGCTGCTTCGGCGCTTCGATCGAACCAGCGGGGCGAGAGAGGATATCGGTCATGTCGGTCATGATGTGCTCTTCAGTAGATTGAACAGGTTGCCCAAATCGGGCGGGATGATCGCAGGAACTTTTGAGGGTTTAGTCGTTTTCAGTTCAGTGTTGCTTGTTGCTGTGGTGATGATTTCCCGTTTCACGTTGTTGCCGAAACCAGACTTCTGCACGAGCACGACGTTATTGAAATAACGCCCGATGCGTTGCGCAGAGTTCTTGGTAATTCCGCTGGGGAACAGCTTTTGAATGCCCCCAGCGGTTTCATCTCCAACGAGCCGAAGATGCGACGTGATGACCACGTTGCACTTCACCGCTGGGGAGAAAAGTGTTTCCAGCACAGCCTCTTGCGCGTCAACTGCAGCGCCCCAAAGCGTGAAGTCTGGCCGTTGGCCAAGCTTACCAGCGAGCTGCAAGATGCTGTTGAAAATTGCGTTGCCCATGAACGTAAGCGAGTCGATCACGAACACGTCTGAAGCGGCCCAAGAATGGATCGAGCCCAAAGAATTGCCGGACTCCTTCCAATCACGAAGCGTCAGCACGAAGTTATTCCAGCCTTCTGCTGACGGAAGCAACCGCCCAGCAACGTCCGGCTTCACCGGATCGTAAAAGCTCTTGAAGTAGATGTTCTTCCGGAGATCCTTCGCGAGGACTTTTTCGTCCATCAGGATCGGCAGGCCGTTATCGAAGTCGGCGATAAAGACTCGATAGTCTTTCGCCAGGGTGGCAATCAGGCCGGTCTTTCCTGCACCGGAATTGCCAAGCACGAGCATCTTGATCGGGTCATTTTGTGAGTAATCTTCGAGGGAAGGCATCATTTGCTCTTCGTTGTTGTAGGCTATAGTAGCCGGGGAAGTTTTTTGAAGCAAGAGCTTTTTTAATCGCCTCGGGTTTCTAGCGGATTCCAATGCCGCACCGCAAATTCTGACTTAAGCACCAGTTCGCGCACCGCAGGGTCTTTCCCGCAGACTTTTCGGAACTGACAGCCGTTGTATTTGGAGCAGGATTCCGTGTTGCGCGGCCAATACTGGTGCGTTGCGCAATACTCAAGCTGGCGAGACCAGTAATTGAGATCTTGTAGCCACTCTTCGAGGTGGGAATTGATCCGGTGGACGACTACTCTTCCGAAGCGCGAATAATTGGTAGCGACTTGAGTTGCTTCGATGATAGCCCCGACGACAGGAACATCGAATACGACCTTTCCTGCGTAGACGTATCCGCAAGTCTGACCAGAGAAAGTATATCGGTTGAAAAACTGATCCCCAAGAGATGAGACCGTATGTTTCCGTTCGACTGCGTAGAGATCACCAGAGTAGAGCGCGAGCTTGTCGATGTGGCCGGAGTAGATAAAGCTGTCGTTTGTGCCTGCGACTTTCCAAGGAAGTTCAAAGCTAAAACTCATCTCAAGGCCAACGCGGCCATTTGCGAAAGTATGCGTAGTGAGCACGTCCGAAGCGTATTGATCCGCATACCAGACCAGCGATCGAACAAGGCTGCTTCGCGTGCGGCGCTCATCATCGCCGAAATCTTCGAAGCTAAAAGCGTGCCGGATCGTATCGCGAAGAGCATCTTTCGGCGAAAGGCCCGAACAAAGTAGAGCGTCATAGCGCTCGAGGCAATCGTGATACGCGCCTCCGAAGACAAGCGGCGGAGCCGTGCCGGTGGAGCGCCAGCCGCAAATAATACTGTAGAAGTATTTCTGCGGGCAATCCTTGAAGGTAGAGATCGAGGTGTTGTCGATTGCGAACTGCAGCTTGGGGTTAGTTGGGTGGAAAGGGGAAAGCGCCATTTATTGCTGCCTTTTTGTTGGTGCCCGCTGTCGGACTCGAACCGACACTCCGAAGGAAGCGGAGCTTAAATCCGCTGCGTCTGCCAATTTCGCCAAGCGGGCAAAAGCTCAGGTCTTCTTAAGCCCGAGCATGTCAAGAGTAAGACTGGCGCCTTTTGCTTTGCGCTCCGCGTCGGAAATCGGAGAAGACTTCGCGCGCTTTCCAGCCGCTTCAGCGCTCAAGTAGCTTGCACGTTCCGCGCGGAAGCCTGCGATAAGCTGGTCGATCTCAGAGTCCGTGAGATCCTTGGCGTTCTTCTGAAGGATCTCGCTGAGCGCTAACGGATTTAGTTCCATGAAGGGATTCCTCGATCTTTTTCAGCCGGTCGATATGGTGAAGCATCGCTGTGCGGACAAACTTCGTGATGGCGCCGTGCTGCGGGTGGAAGCGCCGGAAGTCATCGAGAATATCTCGGTCTATTCTGACGAGAATGCGGTCTTGATCTGGATTCTGCTCGTCTTTAGCCATAATTAAGGTTCCTTTGGCGCAAGCGACATAGACACCATACTACTCGCCCCACACTACACGCAAGAGCTTTCAAAGAAAGCAGCCGGAAACAACGACAAGAGAATATTGTTCCGTCGGGGTAATGCCTGCGGGAAGAGTGAAATCTCCTTCATCGTAGATCGGATTTTCCTTCGAGAGAATATCCCAGAGTTCCTTCGCAGGCTCTTGCGCGCCCGAACCGAGATAGTGCCCGTGCGCTTTCGCAGCAATGCGGTGGTTCTCTTCTGTCGAAGGAAGCAGGAAGAGCTTGATGTTTTCAGGAATCTCGGACCAGATGACTAGGATCATAAAGGCTCCTATTTTGATTAGAGCTGAAAAAAGCCGGAAGGTTTCCCCTCCGGCTCTTTCTGCTGCTTAGGCTTCGGCCGCGGGCGCGGTAAAGGCGCTGAGGTCGAGAGACAGCGGGGTAGCAGCCAGCTTCTTCGCAGCGACGATCTGCTCCGCCTGACCACGGAAACGACCATCGTTGATGGAGTCCACGAACGCATCGAACTGCTCGTCCGGCACGTCCTTGAGACGCAGGCCCTGCGCGCGGATCGCTTCGGACACCGCGGCGCGAGCCAGACGACGCTCCTCGGCGGCAGTGGGATCCTTCGGCTCGCGGTTCACAAGCGAGCGAACGCCGAACTGGTATTCCTGCACGTAGCGATCGAGATCGTCCTGCGAAAGCGTCTGGGAGTTTTCCGCAGCGGTCTTGATCCGCGAGGCCCAGTTGTTGCGGATATTCTCGAAGAAGGTCTGGTTGAGGGCAGAAGCCTCGTTCTCGTTCAGCACGTGGCCGGTCGCGTAGCGCGGCTCGATGTTCCACTCGGCGTGCTGGATGGTGATGGATGCCATAGAAGGGTTCCTCTTTGGGGGTTAGCCGGGATTGGCTATAGGGGGAATGTAGCCGAAAATCCCCGAAGTGGCAAGAGTAAATCGGGGCTAGACCGTAAAATAATCGCCAAGCGGGGGGCGGTTCCGCGGCATAGTCGCAAGCTCGTGCAAGCGGGCTTCAAACGCCACCGGAACGGAATGCTTAAGCTGGTTCCGTTGGGTCTGAATCGTCTCGATCAAGAAACGAATCTCCTCCTTCATCAGCGTCTCCGCCTTCAGCCAGATACCAAGCAGATCGTTGTCGAGTTGCATAAGAAGCTTCTTTCCATGTTTGCTGAATCGGGAAGCCTAAGCCAACACCGCGCTGCCGCACGACAACCCAAGGAATCTCTAACCGCGCGCCGATCCGCTTCCAAGACATAGGATCAGGCCGTAGTCGCCAGCGGCGGATCTTCGCGTCGATCTCAGCAGTAAATGCTGGCTCCCAGCGGCGACAATGTCGGAGAAGATCCCACTCTTCTGACCGCGTTTTCCACGCGAAAGCTGGCGCTGCAGGATCGCTACGCGCTGCAAGCTGAGCGTAGATAAGCTTACGTTTGTTCCAGAAGCGGCGCGCTTTTTCTTTATTTGTCAGCATTGGTCCAGCGGTAGGCTCGAACGCGAGAAAAGCCAAGGGCTACGCAAATACTATGTGGAATTGGAGTTGAAAGCACGTGTGTTTCGGGTAGGGCTGCGCGCCAAATAATCGTAGCAGAGGCGTCAGAGCGCAGCTTCAGATCGGTATGGCCTTCGGCTGTCTCGATATGCCGCCGAAGAATCTCCTTTGCCTGCTCTTCTGTAAGAAGCTTTGAAGGAGCTTTGATGTTGATTGAAAGGTCTGGCGCGATGCGTTTACGCGTTCGCATTAGAAGAACTTCCTTTTAAGACCGTCATAGCGAAGAATCTTCAGCGGGCGGCTCCGCGATGGAGTGGAAGCGGTGCCCAGATGCGTAAGCATATTCCGGCGACATGATTTGCTGCGTGTCGAGAAGCCTT